AATCTGTATCAATTTGGGCGTAATAGGCTCGTCAGTGCCGCTCGCGCGGATCACAAATTCGCCCGTGCTGGTTCCGACGATGAGATTTCGCGTAGACGACAGAAACCTGATAATTGCGACCTGGTTAGAACCAATGGTGTAAACCATCGCGTCATCGTCTTCAGTGCCTGCCTCAAAATTTTCAAAGTCACCTGACTGCGAGAAGAAAATTGTTTGAGGTTGCTCAGAGGTGCCAGCGAAGCACAGGCGTTGTTCGTAAAACGCAACCGCGCGCGGGTAACCTGTCGTTTCCGAAAAAGCTCCCAATGCCCAGCTGTCATCAGCTTCAAGTTTTCCTTCAACTGTGAAACTTGATCCAGCACTTTCGTTTGCCAGGTCATTACCAGGTGTTAGGACTAGGGTACTATCGGACACCTCTACAATCTTGTAGCCAGCCGTAGTGTTATTGCTGGACGTGCCGCTGACGACTATTGTCTGCCCGACCTTAAACCCCTGGTCAACAAATCCGAATGCGCTGTCCTGTATTCGGTCGTTATGTTCCAAGCCGGTTGAGTCTGGGTCACCTTCATGAAAAGATATTGTGCTAGCGGCATAGCTCGGCAGCAGCTCCGACCGACCATCCTCCAATGCCTGGACAGTGCCTGCCACAGTAGTGGCATTTGTGAACCCGGTGAGCTTTACAAACCCTTCGTTGATTTTTACAAGCCGTCCCACATCGGTGCTGGCAAACGTATCTGCCGATGCCGTGATATTGACGCTGCCGGTGCGCGCGCTTGAGGTCAAAGTCGTCGTCGTTATGTTGTCATCAAGGAACGGACCACGCGCCAGATCGACGGCTGTGATTGTCCAGGCAGTGTGACTGGTCCGCGTGATCTTGCGGATATTATGATTGGGCGACACCACGTACATAACGTCCGCGCTCTGCGCAAACTTTAGACCAGCAAGATCACTCGCGGTATATGGTGTAGACACCTCAACCACAGAACCACCAGAGGTAACCTGACCGCCGTCCTTATATATACGAAAGTAGGATGGCCCAAACTCTAGGACGTATGCCTGAGTGACGTTAAACTCAAACGGTATCAGGCGTACCTGGTTGGAGCTGTTTTGACCTCAGACACAAACCGTGTGCCTGGCCGTCTCGTCAAACCGCCGTGCGGTTCGACTAAAAAGTTTTCTATCGTCTCCGCACCGTTGTCGTACTTGGCAATGTCAGTACGGCCAAACAGCTTCGGCGTGATCTCACCCGCCGTAAAATTGGTAAAGGCTTTGGTAACCTTTGCCATCAGAACCTCGATGAAATCAATATGTTGCTTTCGCTGTAACTCGCGCGGTCCAGGTTAACCACGTTATCCGGCGTACCTTCCGTAGCATCAACGAAGCGTGCCTCTGACAGTTTGCTTTCATAAACGCCAAGCATGGTTTGCGAGAGCGTGGCGCTGTTTACCAAAGCATAAGAAATGTCCGCGGCAAGGCGCGCAGCGATAGTCTCAATTAGAAGGGTGTCGTATTCGTTGGGATCTGTGACCCTGGCAACGTAAATCATTTTAAACGGGGTGGTGCTAGATGCGATCTTGCGTCCCTCAACCTTAAAAACTGTATCAGGATCTTCCGGCCGCAGTACACGCAGGCAATACGGATCGCTTGGCAATGTGTGAAACTTTTCAAATTCAAACGCTGGAGTGTCCTCGTCAGCCGCCAGCTCGATGCGGCGGATCAACGGGTTCCAGGGGTGCGCACGAAATACGGCATCGCGGACAAATTCGTAACGCTGGTTGCAGACCCGCGCGGCTTTACTGTCTTCGGTCAGCGAAATGATATTAGACGCGCCGATCATGTTCAGCGCGCTGTTACAAATGTCTACGTCTGATGCCATGTGTAATCCTTGAAAAAGAGAAGGGGGGCCAAAGCCCCCCCACCCAATTAGTCGATGACGTAGTGGATCAGGAACGACATCGTCCCTGCCGTTCCGCCAGCCGCTGCCATAGTGGCAGCGATGTAGTAGTACCCACCGGGATTGGTGGAATCGCCAGCAAGTTCCCACACCCGCTTACCAGCAGTGTCGATGTTCGCGGCTTCAAACCGGACATCGGCCATCGCTGCAGCATCGGCAACGGCAGAAGCAAAGACGTCTTCGTCTTTAACTACGCCGGCCGTGGTGTAGATGCCTACGTTGAACGTGCAGCTTCCGCCAAGCGTATCAGACCCAATGAAGAGCTGGGTGATGTTCGCGTGGGCAGGAATCTGAGCGAGCATGACAATGTCATCATCGTCAGAGTCCCCGGCTGCAAGTTCGATGGTACCAGCGGCTACACGCACTACGCCATGTAGATCCTGGCTTGCGCTCAGTGTCGGAGGATCTGCCTCAAACGCTGCAACGATATCAGAGTTTTTAGTACCCATGACTATATCCTCCCCTTACTCGTTGCACGCAATTTCAACGACTTTGTCTTCTTCCATCCGGGTCGAACCGAAGGTCGCGCAGTAGTAAACCTGCGTGGAATCAAAATCTTCAAACAGGGTCGCAAACCCTGTCCCGCCTTTCGGCTGCTGCACGTCGCCATGCAGATGAGACTATATCTTCACCCTCATATGAGGGGCTGGGCGCTTCCACCCCGCTTGGGGTGTACTTCCTTTCGGAATAGTCGTTGCACCTTCCGCTTTCGCGGCTTGGCTCAGGATTGTCTGCTAGAGAGTTTCCCTGAGTTCACCCAGTTATTGCCCGCCTATTACTAGGCGGCGTCCCTATCCATTAAGGACTTGTCGCTGCGCTCATCGATCCGCGCCATCACATCTTTTCCGACTGCCAGCTTGCAGCCATCCTGCGCCCATGCGTAGCAAAGGCGAGAAGTGCCATCGTCTGACAGACGATTAGAAGTGATGAACTTGAACCCAACAAACGTGTCGATATCACCTTGGACCAACGCCTTGACGGTGTTGAAATCCGAAGAAGTGACGCTGGTCGTGTTGAGCAGGTCTTCGATCTGCTCGGGGCTGACAACGATATAACGCGGAATAGATGGATCAACGCTTTGGGCGTCGAGCAGCTTTTTCGCGGATACCAGCTTGGCAACCGTTAGGCCGGCAGAACCATGTGCGATTTTCTGGCCGCTTGGGAACGCCGTAGAGGTCGTTCCTTCCTTGCCGGTCTTCGCGGTTCCACCAAGTGCGCTGATGATGGTGTCGTCCATCGCACGACCAATCGCCGCCGCAGCCGCACGGGCATACGAGGACGTCGGGTCGATCAACATACGAACCTTGTCAGCATCGTCAATGTAACAGTTCAATCAGAGGCGCTAACTCTGACCCGCTTTCGCTGCCTGCGGTTTCCCGCAGGATCGGACTATATCTTCCCTCTGTGAGGGCTGGGCGCTTCCACCGCGCTTGCGGTGTACTCCTTGCGGATAGTCTCTGAACCTTCTCTTTCGAGCTTGGCTGCTGATTGGCATATCCTTGCGGACTTAGCTTTCCAGCAGTTCACCCAGTTACGACCCCATTGAGGTCGGCCCATTCGTATGTGGTTAGGCTAACCATACGCCGAGAGTGCGGTGTTTCAACGAGGGGTGTATCCAGAATCTTCAATAAGAGACGCTACACTCTTACCGGCTGTCTAGCAGCTCCCGACAATCTCTTGACGGCTGAGACTATATCATCATCCCGTAGGATGCCCTGCGCTTCGGGCCGCTTGGCCCTACTCGCTTGCGCGATAGTCGTTGAACCTTCTCTTTCGAGCTTGGCTGCTGATTGCCCTCGGCTTCACGTTAGGGTGTCCCAGCAATTCACAGGGTTTTCATTTGGCTGTTACCAGCCAACGCTCCAACTAAATAGAGTGCCTCGATGACCGCGCTACTGCGGCTGCTTCCCCGACCTGGTCGAAGAAGGCTTTTTCGCCGGTGACACTTTCCGTATCAACGGCTCCTCGCAACAGACTTCCCATCTGCTGCGAGAGCATAGCGACGTTGGAACTGAATTGGTTCACAAACGCCGTATTCACTTGAGTACTCATGACTCAATGCTCCTACAGTTGTGGTTGGAATGTATGCGTGGGTTATCAGGCTCGCGCCTGGCTCACTGTCGGTTAGGCCAACTACTCCGCCTTACTCACAGGCTTGCGCCGCGGGGCCGACTTAGACTTATCCGCGGGTTTCACGAAACTGAAGTATCTCTCAGCGAGATCGACAGGGTCGTTTATCGTGCGCGCGCTGCCGAACTGTACGGCAAGGCGCAGGCATTCGAGGCGCAGAGCATCATTCTCCATGCATCTGCTCCCGTAATCTCAGCACCTCATTGACCACGCGGTCATGCTCGGGGTGGTGCTTTTCCCAGTAAGGCGAGTTCTTCGCAGTCATCTCTGACATACGCGCCTGCAAATCTTCATCGGTAATGCCCGGCCGGCTATCCCTGCCTGCCAGACCGTCCTCGCTGATCTGCTCGGCAACATAGTCGCTGATGTTAACCATCAGCTTGACCAGCTCCGGGTTGTCACCCAGCAGGCTACCGTCCGCGAGCTGTATCTCTGTCAGGTCCGGTGCGTCGAACTCTTTCAGCAGCTCGTTGGCGCGAGACATCTTGTCGTCAAAGTCGCCGCCGTATTCCTTACGCAGCTCCGTCTCGACTTCTGAGCGGCGCGTTTCCATCGCTTCCTCAGACATGACCGTCGCCTGACCTGCGAACTCGCCATATGCTTCTGCGAGCTTTGCGGCCTGCCGATCGGACAGTCCTGATTGATGCGCGGCATCGCGGAACCAGTCCGCCATGTCGCCCTCAAGTTCACCTAGTTCGTAATCGCCAGCCTCTGCCGGTCTGCCCAGTTTATTGTAAACCAGATCCCAGTCTTCCTCGGTCGCCCAGTTTCCAGGGATCGCTAACTTCTCCGATCCGACCATTTTCTGCGCGTTGATGTAAGACTTCGCCATGCCCTCGACACTGCCGATATGCTGCAGTGAAGGGTCGCTTGCTATTTCCGGGGGCAGTGATGCCAGCCAGTCCTCGTTACCAGACGGTGCCTCCCCGGCATTTGCCGGAGCTTCCGCTACCTGTTCATCGGACATATGTGATTACTCCTTTGGTGGTTGATCCTTGATAATGTTGGTCAGGAACAGCACGACATCGCGCTGGCCCTCTCTAAACGCCGTCTCATCCGAGTTTGGCGTGAAGCTCGATTTCCAGAGTCCGAAGCGTGCGCCCAGGTCTTCCATGACCTTCTCGCCGTCCTCGCTCATCAATACTGATCGGTAAGTTTCTTTAAGCTCTTTCGGCGTCATGCGGCGCCTTCAATCAGTTCCTGACCGATCTCTGTCTCGTCAACAGCACGCAGTGCCGGGGCGGCTTCTCCTGCGGCACTTGCCATCTGTTGCGCGGCCATCAGCTCCTGCTCTGCCTGCATGGCAGCGGCACGGTTCTCGCGAATGCCTGATACTTCGCCCTCACCACGCACCACAGCCGCCGGCGTGCCGGTAACCTTGATGATGTGCTTCGCAAGTCCGTCCATATCGAGATAATCGGCCACGCCCTGGTCAAGCTGCATAAGCGGCATCAGGAACTCGATCATCTGCAGGATGCCCTGGATGTCACCGCTGCGCTGTGCCTTCGCCAGAGGCGAAACGTATTCGATGTCGATGTTGCCGTCCTGCAGCATTGGCGGCGCCGGTGCAAACTTCTTTTGACGCGACAGCACAGCAAAGCAGCGACCGATCAGCGGCTGCAGAAGCTCGGCCTGCAAGCGTCCCAGAACGGGGCCGAGCAAGCGCATTTTTTCTTCGGTGCGTTGGACGACCTCGGTCGCAGTCATTTGCGGCCCGGTGCCTAGTATGAGCTGATCAACATAGAAGGCGGCTCGTATGGCCTGCCTGCGCTGATCCAACTGCATCTCGCCCAGCGGGTTGTTGGCGCCAATGTTCAGCGGCTCGATGCGATCGCGCGTACCCGATCGGTAAAAGTTTAGACCGCCTGGCGTGGTTCTGACCGGCAGCATGAAGCCATCGTCCGGCACCATCAGCGGCGGATGTATCTGCAACTGGGCGGCACGAATAACCACCTCGGACATCTTGTTGACCATCTTCGTGTCAGGCAGCGCCGTCATTGCCGGCGATCGGCCGTAACCAATTTCGAAGCTCGCCTTCAGAAAACGCGGAACACAATACGGAAACTCGTCGTATCCGCTTTCGCCGATGACCATCTTCTCATCGGGGTCGATGTAAACGCTGGCGAACGGTTTGTTCTTCGCGTTCTTCTTTCGCCGGTCGCGATCTTCGCGCGGCATAACAATGTGCAGCAGCTCGATTTCAGCGTAAGGATCATCACTATTCAGCTTGGATATGCGTTGTGTAACCTGTTGCTCGCCAAACTGCCGCACAGCGGCGCGTGCCGTGGTCTTGTACTTGCGGAAGACCGTATCGACACGCCCCTGTTCGTTCTCCGATACATACACCTCGGCAATGTGCCGGGTGCTGAAGCGGAATCCATCGTCGTCGTCGTTTTCAATAAAGATAACCGCGGTGCCGAACGTGACCAGATCCGAGTAAAGTTCGTGAATCTGCTCTTGAAAGTTCGACCGGGCCAGGTGCTGGTACATGACATCGGTCGCGCCTTCGAGCCATTCCTTGGCCTCGTCGTCACCATTCAGCTCGTCGTTTTCGTAGCGGAGATCAAACCACGGAGTCGCCGCGTTGGTGAGCATACCGTGCAGCGAAGCAGACATCAGCTCGGCGGCATGGACCGCCGTGCCGTCAAAAAGCAATTCGGTGCGCTTGTCGCCACCTGTACGCTTCTTGGTTATGTCTGCCTTGCGTGGGCATATGTAATCGCCCAGCTCCTGCCAGTGCGATTCCCAGTGGCTGCGGTTCGTTTGCAGCGTGCGGTATCGCTTCAGCAGCGCGGTTGCGCGCGGATCATCCATATTACTGTCCCAGCAGTGTCTTCTTGGTGGTTGGCGCATCGCCTGTCAGGCCCATGCCGCCGGTGACGTTAGCCTGGCGCAGACCACGCTTGCGGCGTGCCTGACGCTCCACGCGCTCGGTTTCCTTTGCCTCTTTCGGCTTGATAGGCGGATCTGGCGGAACGGGCGGAATCGGCGGCGGGGGCGGTGGTTTTGGTGGATCAGGAGCGAGAAATCCCATCAGGCGTGTCCTTCATACTGGTACGGGTTGTAGCTCATCACCGCGTCACGCTGCGGTGGCTTGCCGTTGGATAGTCGTTGTGTTTCCAGGCCAATCGCCGCGGTACGAAACGCATCAGCGGCGTGGCTCGACCAATCATGCACGGGCGCATCGCGGAACTGTCGTGTCCGTTCGTTGTACGATCGATGGTAGTGTCTCAGTGCTTCAAGGCCGTCGCGGCAGTTGTCGCGATCGAAGTAGCAGCGCGGTATCAGGAGCCGCGCAGCATGGATGCCATCCTCGACAGGCAGTCGCGGCACCACTCTAAAATTGAGGCCAAGGTTGTACGCAGCTTCGCGGCGGCTTTTGCCGGTACCCATTTCACGCACTTCCAGATCGTGCGGACCATTGTGCGTGCCATAGACGTAACCTTTTTCATGCAGCGTCCGAACATAGTGCGGCAATCCTTCGCCCTGGTTCTGATAAAAATCGATCACGTTGACGCGACCGCCCGGCAGCGACTGTGTCATCCAGATCGCTGTGTAGTCGTGCATACCGATATCCCAGTGGGTATCGACCTTGTAGTCGCTCAACGGCGGCACGTTGGTAACGCGCCCCGCGTCGTCGGACTCCTGAAGTTCCTTGCCGTATACGCTGCCCGGTACGTTCGCTACCCAAGAACACTCAAATTCTTGATTATACTGGTCGTCGGTCATGGTCGCCTTGGCGGCTTCCAGTTCCTCGGCATCAAGTAGCTGCGTCTCGGATGCCTTATACATCTTCCGCTCCCAGCCATCGGTAGCGGCGGCGGCCTCCCAGAGATCGTGAAAGTAATTATGGCCCTGCGGCGTCCCTATAAACGTGCAGCCGCCCTTACGATCGGACAGTGCCGGGCGGATGACCTCGGGAAAGATCGACTCCGGCATATCCGCGACCTCGTCCATCACGGCGAAGTCTAGATATATCCCCCTCAGACTAGACGGGTTCTCGCTGCCCAGAAGGCTGATGCGCGCGCCGTTGGGCAGATCACAGCGCAGTTCCGTTTCGTGGTACTTCGTGCCGGGTATCTTCGAGCTGAACTGCTTGAGATAGTCCCAAGCGACGTTCTTTGCCTGGCGATACGTCGGCGCTATGTACGCCAGCCGCGGGTTGGGCTTCTGCTCCTCGATTGCGCGTTTCAGCAAATGGTTTATGGCGCAGACCGTTTTGCCGAACCGGCGGTGCATGACCAGCACATTGAAGCGGTTCTTGTCGAGCATTTTGTGCAGCTCGACCTGTAGCGGCCGCGGCGTGTAGTCAATCTGTATCGTCTTCATTCTTCGATCGGCTTGCGGCCCCGCGTATGCTTTGCGCGCCGTGGCGTGACGCTGCGGCGCTTCCGCTCCGCATAACGCTTCATCATGCTCACAGGCTCGATGACGCCCATCTTCTGGGCTTGTCCTACTGCTTTGCTGAATGGTCCTGGCATCTAATGCACCGTTTCATCTGTTGTGTTTTCATATCCCTCAAACGGCCCCATAAGCTGCTCCAGGAACCACCTGGCGGCTTCCTGTGTGTCAAAGCCTTCGAGCATCACGCACAAGCCTATCTTGCCCTCACCGTCAGGGACGCAATAGGCGCTGTACTGCATTAGCCGCGACCCATGACAGACTTCTTTTTCTTCTTCGGGAAGCCCGCCTTCATGTTGGCGTATGACTTGTCGCTGACCGTAGACTTCTTCTTCGATCGGCTGGTGCCAGCGGCTTTGCGTTTGTTAATATTCTCGTAGAGGCTCATGCGACGTTATTCCTTTTACTAATAGCCTTTGCCTTGCTTCGGGCATCCGCCGAGCTGGACGCGCCCCAGGCACGCAGCGACAGCAGTTTCCTGGTCGGCTTGCCGTCCTTGTAGTCTGGACCCTTAGAGGCGCCCATTCTGGCAAGGAACGACGCACGGCGAGGATTATCGCCACTCTTGACCGGGCGCTTCAGGTTCATGCCCTGCGCCTTCGCAGAACGCCTGCCAGCTTCGTTTAAGCCGCCTTTCGGGTTCTTGCCGGCCTTGCGCTGCCATGCGGGTGTACTCACTTGCCCTGACCTCTATATCGCTTGCGTGTATGCCCGCGCCGGGTGAGACGGGAGCGCACCGAGCTGCCGATGCACGTCTTTTTCCTGATGCGTGCAAGCGGCGTGGATGACTTAGGCTTAGACACGATGAGCCTCATTTGTGGACGTATTATGTACTATGGAACGGCGCCGCGATCGCTTGGGGGGTGGGGGGTCCGCCCAGGGAAATCGCACCTATCAACCCCTCTCACGCAGGCAATAAACGGCTTCGCACCGTCGCCACCCCCGCACAAACGTTGGGCTGCAGCTCGCCGGGAAACAATCAGGAAACAAAATCAAATCTTTGGGGGGTCGATGCCTGACTGACCCGGACGCCGAAGCATCGCGCGCGTAGTGATGCGCCGCACAAACTCTAACGCTAACGGGTCGTATCCTCCCCATCGCTCACCAGCTTCACGACCTCCGCGCTCCGCTGCTCTACCGGCTCTGTCTCACTGGCTGCGGCATCGCTGCCCCACATGAGCATCACAGGCCCGGTGGCCTGCTCGACGTCTTCCTTCTTATGCCGCACGCCTCTCGGCTGCATCTTGGCGAAGGTCCACTTCTTCGTATCAACCTCAAGCCTTCGACGCTGCACCTCGGCATTCATGTGCCGCGGGTCCATGTCG